AACACCTGTATAAGTAGCCAGTATTATTCCACAGCGTTCGAAGATCGCCTACCCCTGATTTTCGATTTCTCGTGCCGCTAGTCGCACAAGCCCCTCTAGCGCGGCCTTCACCGTTTGTCGGCGGACTTCATCACGGCCGCCGGGGAAGTGCTGAACCTCACTGTAAACCGCATCGCCCACACCCCAGGCGAGCCATACCGTGCCCACCGGCTTGTTCGGCGTGCCGCCGTCGGGGCCGGCGACGCCGCTGACCGCCACGGCAAAATGCGCCAGGCTGTGCTGCTGCGCACCGCGCACCATGGCCTCGACGACTTCGCGGCTGACCGCGCCGACCGTTTCGAACAGTTCGTCCGGCACATTCAACTGACGGGTTTTCTGCCGGTTGGAGTACGTCACGTAACCCGCTTCAAACCAGGCTGAGCTGCCTGGTATCCGCGTAATGGCCTCGGCAATCCCGCCACCGGTGCAGGACTCTGCAGTGGTGACGTGAGCATTGAGCACTTGCAGACGTCGGCCCAGTTCAGCGGCCAGTTGGGTGGTCTCTTTCACGGCGAGCTCCGGATCGTGTGGAATGTCTTCACCGTACACGAGCCGGCCATGCTTTCAATACACAGAATCATTCAAGATGTTCGGGCGCCAGTGCTCTGACATAGGCCTGACAGGCCTGCAAGGCAATCAATCCGCGGTCGCCGGTGTCGGTGATGGCGATAATTCGTTGAGCATGCGCCGGGTCAAGTCGGGCGCGTACGGTTGCAGAATCCACGCCGCCGGTGCCGGCGGTGGCTGGCACCGCGCAGCCGTGGGCAACGTCGGCGGCGTCGAGAAGGACTGACAACCGGACATCGGCAGTAGCAAGGCGATCGCGCAGGCGATCCTGATCACGTTGGGCATCGCTCAGCGCTCGATAATGGGTTTGTTCACTGGCCGCGAGTCGTTGCTCCAGCGCCAGGCGTTTATCCTGCTCGGCCTGTTGTGCGCTCGCGGCAGTTTGAGTGAGTTGACTCTGCGTCTCGGCGTTTAACCGCGCCTGCTCGGCCAATTGTCGCCCGTAGCGCCAGTCCTGAAATTGCCACGCCGCAGAGAAAACCCCGGCCGCCAGCAACAACAGGCCAATCACACGCCAGGAGCCGGACATAGCACCGCCCTCGCCCGCGCCCAGATTTCCAGACGATCCTGCAAGCCATTCAACCCGCCGTTGATTCGGCGGGTGATGGTGTTGAACTGGTCCGCGTCGGCCAGCTCGTTCAGGCCCTTCTGCGCCCAGAACCACGCCGCCGATTCGGCCGCCCATTGCGGTTGCTCGAGCAATTCGGGCAACGACAACAGACGCTCATCGCCAAACAAGTCGAGGCTGCATTGGCGGTAGTTGGCGCGACCGGTAATTTGTATGAGCCCACGGCCCCGGTATTTTTGCCCGTCGCCGTCCGCCTCGGGCGTATTGCCCAGACGCAGCGCCAGGGTGCCGGTGTCGTACTTGCTCAGGTATTGGTTATTGCCCAGTTCGCGCACGTAGCGCAATTGCCCCGACTCGTGACCGACCTGTGCGAGAAAGGCAGCGATTCGCTTGGGCGTATCGATGCGATGCCTGGCCATGGCAGTGTTGAGTACAGAAACAAAAACGCCCGCTTGGGAGCGGGCGTTGGGCATGATGTCGATAAGGTTGTTTTCGGTTATTTGCATGCTGCTTGATCCTCCCTGGATGTTGCTCCGATTCAATCACGGATGGCGACTTATGCTTGCCAGCCATTGTTTTCCGGAGTTTTCAGGCAATGAAGCCTGTGATCAACGCTGCTTCAGATTGCAGCGATCAACCACCCCGGAGCCACCGGCCGATGCTCGCTGAACGGGAAGAATGATCCCTGCGGCCAGTCCCGCAAGTCACGACGATAGGCCTGCAACTGTGCGTATTGCTCGGTAGTCAGCGTGGTACCGCCACCGTCCTCGAGCTCGTCCCGGTCACGCGCTACCAAACCGTCAGTGGCTGCCAACTGTGCCGTGCGCCAGGCGCGCTCGGCATCAGCGGCTGCATCCGGCGAAGGTGGCGGTGGATCGACCAGAATCGGATAGCCGTTAGTGGCGCTCACGCCAATCATTTTTGGCGTGACCGCCAACTGTTGCAGCAAGGAGATCCAGTAGCCCTGGGGAATCTCGATAACGTCGTCGGGAATGTCCGTCGAGTTGATACCCGGTACATACGCGCCGCAGGTGCTGGCGCTGAATAAAACATTGAAGGGGTTCATTCAGTAGCCCTTTGCAAAATAATTCACCGACCAGCCGCCGCTGACTTGACCTACGGCATTGCGAATTCTCAGCGTGCAGCCCTTCGCGCTGTACGCAGTTACCGCAACCATCGCCGCATCGCCACCGGTATGTGTCGCCACCAGCGAGAAATATCCCCTCGGAAACGTCAGCGGAAATGTCACGTAGACATCCCCCTCGGCATTCGAAACCCCCGTGCCCCACTGATCGATATTTCCACTGGCGTGTTTTTGATACCCGGGATTGCTGACCATCCCGGAAAACAGCGCGGCGTATTTCAGACTCGCGGTCCCGTAAACGGTCCAGATGCCACTCTCTCTGACAAAGTTGGCGCTCTCCCCGCTGTTCATCACTATCGAGCCCAAATAAGCGCCCTGTGGACTGATCTGCGCACCGGATTTACTCGCAACCGTAACCGGGGCGCTGTTGCGGCAGTGCAGCCCGATGGTCGCGCCATCCGGAACAGAGGCTGCGTCAGGCAGGGTGACGGTATAGGAAACGGTCCCCCCCATTCCGATCGAGCAACCGATATCAGCGCCCGTCAGTTGCGTTGCGGCGGATATTCCCCGTGCACTTGCGTAATTGCCTAACGCGCGCTGAACAAACTCAGCAGTGGCCACTGACCGACCTTTATCAAACTGGGCGGCAGTCAAAAACAGCGCCGGGCTGCGCAGTGCGCCCAGCAATTGATTATTGGTCGTCTCGTCCGGCGTTAAACCCGCCGCCTGCACAACACTCAGAATTTCCTGCGTTACACCATTTCCCCACACTGCAGGAATCAGCGAGCCCGGCGCTCCATTGGCAGGGTTTTCATCCACGAATCGGCCATTGACCAGGCCGATATTGGGCACGCTCTTTGGATAGTCCATTTTTCGTCTCCGGCTGTTATTCATTCAACGCCGAGTGGGCACGCCGCCGGCCTGGTCTTTCGACCGCAGCTGCAACCAGCAAGGAATGCTGCGCACGGCTGCCGGGGCTGATGTACTCGGCTCATGCAGCAAACATTCACTCGGGCTGCGTGGGCCAATCGATCGCACGAGGAAAAGCGGGCTGACTCTCGATCCTGGAAAGCAGTACCCGGTACTTTCTCCAGAGATCAAGCTGCGCCTGAGTCATCGGCAACTGCGTGATCTCTTCATCTGTTGCCATGCCCAATGCCACGGAGTCCTGCAGCGTGCTGAGGTCACTCTGCAACTTTGCGATCATCGATGACGCCAATGCCGAGAGCCCGGAAGTCTTCATCCGCACTGCATCTTTCAGTGTCTCTTCGTCGGGTTCAGCGATCTCGCCGTATTCCAGCGCAACCGCCCGTTCAAACAACTCTCGACCGTGAGGCTCCGGATCTTTCGGCGAAGCCGTAAACGGTATTTCACCCAATGAATCGCTGGTCTCCTCGAAGGTGACCAACAGGTTTAACGAGGTATGTTCCACGTCGTTCCAGCAGGGCTGACGCGCACTCACAATTGTCATCATTTCAATAAACCCTCACGCATAGAGTGGTGGAGTCAGGGCTGGCCCCGTCAGAGTTTCGGATAGCTCCCATGATTCGCCAGGTGCCGGCAGGTGCTCCACCCCAGGCAGAGCCATCGGTAGCCGTGAACCGGCAGTTGACACCGGCGGCAAGCGCGCCCGGCCCCGTAGCGCCACCGCCGCCAACGACCAGCAAGGCATAAGAACCGACTACTCCAGCTTCTGCGGTGGATTGCGCGGCAACCGCTTTGGCATTACCGATGCCGTCGGTCCAGATGCTGCCCAGATCAGTTGCATCGACCTGTACCCGCAGAGACGAACCATCAGCCGCCCAGCCAATCATCACCGTGTTGTTCGACTGGAAGTTTCCCCCGCCCTGGCGAACCGGTGTAAACCCCAGACGCGGTTGCAACAGATAGACACCGTTATCGGCAGCACGCCGCATGTAGGGCTGATTCGGATCGTTGCTGGCAAACCCCGCCCAGGTAATGCCATCACTCAGAACTCGCGCATTGACTTGACCGGTGATCTCGGCACGCGTCATGCCATCCGTGATGCCATAGCCGGCGAGGGTCGAAGCTGTTCTCGCCAGCATCACGACTTCGTTATTGTTCCTGTTCCGCATATACGGGGAGGCGGGATTGCCACCTGCGAAACCGGCCACCGAACATGTATCCGAAGCGATCTTGGCGTCCAGCAAGCCATTGGTTGCACTCTTGCTGTAAACGTCCGTCACATTGGCCTTGGTGGCGGGGTCAAAGTTGGCCGAAAACCACAGGTTGCCGAAACTGGTGGCATCAACCTGGATCAGGATGTTCTTGCCATCCCAGCCAATGGATACCGAGTTGCCGAGTTGGCCGGCACCACTGCCTTGTTTCACAAATGCACTGTTGGCAGCCACCTTGGTGTAAGCATCCGCGATGCCGTAGCCATCAAGAGTGGTCGGGTTAGAGCCGGCGGTTACCTGCCCCCGTGCATTGACCGTAACCTTGCGGTATTCGCCAGAGGCTACTCCGGTGTACCCCGCCAGTAATTCAAACGTCAGCGCTGTGGAGCCGACCTTGATCGGGCCTGGTGTGGTCAGTTGCCAAAGGCGAGACTTGTTCACCACGCCTTCATCGGTCGCAATGATAAAACTGCTGGTCACTTGGTAGTCCTGCGCCGCATCCACTGCGCGCGACCATGAACCGGCAGCCACCACGTAAACTCCGTTCTGCGAGGCATTGGCCTGGTCTTTCACCAGCACTCGATCTGCCACGGCCAGTTGTACACCGTCGATGTCCTGCAAACCGCTGAGGGCAATTGTTCCCGTTGTCGCTACCCGCACCGAGTTCTTGAAGTCATGGGCGGCAAAACTCTGGATGGCCTGCAGCAACTGCGTTGAAACATCTTCTTCGGGCTGCATGCCCGCCGCTTTGATCACGTTCAGGATCTCTTGCGTAACGGCATTGCCCCAGGTTGCGGGAATCAAAGAGCCTGGTGTTCCTGCCACCGGGTTCTCGTCCACGAACTGTCCATTCACCAGCCCGACACCGGGGGTGCTTCTTGGGTAATCCATAGTGTTCAACCTCTAGTCGTAATTGAGATGCACGCGGGTATGAGCAGGTGCACTGCGGTGGATAAGGCACTCCAGGGCGCTACCGGGATTCACGCCAAAGCGTTCGCCCCAATAACTGGCGCCAAACCGGCGACCGATGAATTGCCGCCCTCCGGTGTTGAGTGTCCACATGAACTGTGCCTGCCAGCTGCCAAAGTGCCCGTTACCAAACCGTGAGCGCCCCATTCGCGGCGCCCTCAACTCAGTCACGGTAGCGTTGGGATAGCCTTGGCTTCGGGCAATTTCAACGAAGTAGCCAATGCTCTGGCTGCCCACTGCTAGCAGGCGCCGGCGCACAGCCAGACGACGGTCGTCGAACAAAGGCTTCTGTCCAAGGCACGGGTCAGGCAAATTCATGACCTGCTCCCAATCGGGTACCAACTCGCTGACACCGGCCGGATCCATTTCGTTTTGCAGGTCGACGGCGCGCGCGTCCAGACGCGACAGTTCCAGGGAAATGCTCCCGAGCACTGCATCCAGTTCCGGCACTCGCTCCGGATCCCAGGCCGGACCACTGGGCAGCAGGTTGCGTAGCTGGGCCTGATATTGCGCAGCGGTTCTCATGCCTCCCATACGCAACCCCCAAAGGTCAGTAGCTGGTGTTCGGTTGGCACGACATTGCCGACGGGCGCAATCAATTGGTGGTCGTACTCGCCGGTGGCACTGCTGATCGCTTCGCGAATGTGACTCTGCAGCAAGGTATCCCCCAGGCCGGCTTCGCGGTTGTGCAAGTCACGTAACTGCGCTTCCACCGCCGCACGGACAGCGCTGGTATCGGGGCTCAAACGCAATTTATAGGTGACCGGGACCTGCTCCGGTGCCAGCACATGCAACTCGGCGGTGACCGGACGCAATGGCTCGATATAGGCCTGAACCTCGGCCAGTTGCTCTGCCGCGGGAATCGGCTGCGTGTCGTCATCGCGCATGATGAACAGGCGGACAATGCCCATACTGCCCTCACCGCCACGGCACCACGCCCGCGTCACACCCGGCACTTCCAGTGCCCAGGTTTCGTAATCGCTGGCCGCGCCGCCGTGGGGAATCACCCGATAGGAACGAATCACCCGCGAGCGCAGTGACTCGAGGCTTTCGCGCGCCACGCCACCGCTGAGGCCCGGCGCCAGCACCACGAAGCTGTTGCCGACGATGCCGGCAATCGGTTGCACCGGGGTCAGCGTCAGACCGGCATCAGCGTTGCCCAGGCTGCCGGCCTCCAGCGCCGCAATCGTGGTGCTGTTACTGCCACTGACGGTGGTGCGCGCGGTGGTGACTTTATAGGTGCGGCCATCGTTCGCTTGCAGCAGCGTGTCAACGTCGAGCACGGCGCCAGGCGTGGCCGTAAAACTGACGCTGCCGGTAGCCACTTGTGCAGCTTTGCGCGGCTGGTTCAGGCGCAGCGCGGCGATGCGCTCCAGGGTCGACTCGTCAGCCTTGTCGGGCAGGATCTGCTGGGCAATCCAGTCGAGATAACCGTACAGGCCATAAACGGCGCCGCCGAGGGTACGGGCCAGCACTTGCGCATCGGACTGGCGCAGCGAATCGCCGGCCAGGTCGCTTTGGGTTCGCTTGATAAGCACCGTCAGTGAAGGGGTTTCAAACGGCATATATCACCTGCCAACTGTTAGCGGGGCTGATGTCCAG